TCGTAACTTAGTTTGTCGAAGAATAAACCCTGAGTGGGAATGTGAACCTCTTCTATCTCAAGAAGAAGATGCTTCCTTGGAGGCTAAATGATCGAAGGTCGTAACATGGAAACAGAATCTTCAACTGGCCGACTTCGCGTAGCAATAATCGGTCCGGAGAAGAATGGTAAATCCGTTCTCGCTTCCACAAGTCCCGGAATAAAGCTCTTCTTGGACTTCGACCAACGAGCCGAAGCCGTGGCTGGAAAGAAAGGCGTTTACGCCATAACCTTCAAAGACCCTGGCGGTATAAAGATGCCAGAGGCAGCGGAGGAAGTTTTGGATGTTATGACTGGTCTTACGTCCTCTCTTGATTTAAGTCAACTAAAAACAAAGAAAGGACTACCAGTCTTTCCTCAGCTAAAATCACCAACAATAATAGACGGTGTCATCTTCGATTCGATGTCCAGCTTCGCTAAGATGATGATGGATTATGAAACTTACAATAACGCTGATCTCTGTCGAAAGGTTAAGATCGGACCAGGACTTGAAGTCAGAGTCCCTCGAAACTACGATGCATGGCGAGCCGAGATGGACGGAGTCGGGTCAGCCGTCTTTCAGGCATTCGCTCTTCCAATTAATGTGTTCTGCATTTTTCACGAAGTAGCCGAAGAGGCTTTGGATTCAACAGACGAGAAACCAAAATACACTGGTAAAGTCTCGATCTATCCCGTAAGATATAAAAGTTTACTTAAATACTTCAACGAAGTTTGGCGTGTTCGTCTCACTCCAATTCCATCCCAGTCTGGCCAAAGGTATCTCCCGAGAGTTTACCCTTTGCCAGATTATACGATGGATGCAGCCACGACGATGCTTTTGGATCCAGTTGAAGAACCGGATATTGAGAAAATGATTTTGAAACACAAGTCCCGAAATGGGAATAAGTAAAAATAAAAGGAGAATAAAATGCCGAGAATGTCGTTTTCAAAAGAAAGTTTGGAACAAAAACCTCCGGTTGAAGAAGGACTTTATGAACTTCGACTCGAAGGATTTGAGCCAAAGTTTTCGAAGGAAAAGACCTCAACAAACTTAAATCCGATTGTTAAGATTGTTAATCATCAAAAGGAGACTGGCCGTCGAATTTATGACAATCTCAACGCCGGCGCCCCTTGGATTATCGAAGCCTTCTGTCATGCCTTTGGATTTGAGCTTACTCCAGACGGGAACGGTGGCTTCACTATGCCAGGAGACTTTAATGGTCCTGAAGAAGACCCATCTCACTGGGACTACGTCGGACCGCTAACTGGCTGCGTAGCCAAGGCTTTTATTAAGCAGAAAACCTATAACGGGAAAACAAATCCCGCAGTCGATCAATGGATGTGCCAGGTCCCCGGATGCACGAAGAAGCATCCGCAGAATTTAGCGAAGTAGTCCAAGGGGTTGAGCTATAACACTAAAGCGGAACGAGGGCTCTTTACGTCGTCCGAGGGCCCTCATTTCCGTTAGTGTTAAGGAGATAAACATATATGGAAATTCCGCAGAAAGTCCAGATCGAAGATATCCAAATATTAAACCGTATCCGAAAAGATTTAGGAGACATTCCGGGTCTTGCGAATAGTATTAAAGAAAACGGGTTAATCGAGCCAATCGTATTAACACACGATTGGGTAGACAACGGACCTATTCTACCGGCTGGTCCAATCGTAAAGATCATCGCAGGCGAACGCCGCCTAACGGCTCTCAAATCCCTCGGCTTGACCGAACTCGAACATGCCGTTCATTACGTCTGGAGATCGGAGCTTGAATCAAATGACCCGAAAAAGAAGCTCCTCGCGTCTTCGATCGAAATGGAAGAAAATATTCGTCGTAAAGATCTCTCGTGGCAAGAGCAAGTTTTGGGCAAACAGAAGCTCCTCACAATTATGCAGGAAATCCACGGAGCCCCAATCGTTGGTAGACCCTCAACTTCTGAAAAATCTTCTAGTCAGCCCGGGTTCGGGGTCAATAAACTCGCTGCAATGCTTAACGAATCCGCAGCTTCCACCTCCCAAGACTTAGAAATGGCTGCATTAATAACGAAGATTCCAGAACTCCAAAAAGCTCCCACTAAGGAAGAGGCTAAACGACGGCTCGAACTTGCTATGAAAATTGCTCTCGGAACTCAGAAACCGCAAGTAGTCACGCCTCTGCAATACAAGATTTTAATTGAATGTAAAGACGAAGAGGAACAACGAACTTTGTTAATTCAATTTCGTTCCGTTGGACTAAAGTGTCAACCGGTGGTGGCATGAAAATAAATATTGAGAAGACGGTCGAAATCGAAAAAACCCTTCGGGTCGAAATGCTCGGTTCGATGTTCGATCTTCCCATCGAAGATAAACTATCCGTTTGTCTAAGCGGAGAAGTTCCCTTGGAAGAAAGGAAATGGAATGTTGGACTCATCGTTGGGCCTTCGGGGAGTGGTAAGACTCTTATCCTGGAAAACTTCTTCGGAAAACCTGACCCTCTCACATGGGGAAATAAATCCGTGGTCGATGACTTTCCAGATGCGTCGATGGAGTCTATCACTGATGTTTGCCAGTCGGTCGGCTTTAATACAATTCCAGCTTGGCTTCGTCCGTACGAGGTTCTTTCAAACGGTGAAAAGTTCCGAGTTGAGGTGGCAAGACGTTTATTGTCCGGAGATAAGTCTGGAGATGACCCAATACTCATTGACGAGTTCACCTCTGTCGTGGACAGGCAAGTGGCCCAAATTACCAGTTACGCTGTAAGTAAGTATGTCCGAAGGACTGACAAGAAGCTTGTTGCTGCTTCTTGTCATTACGACATAATCGACTGGCTCCAACCAGATTGGATAATAGAACCCGGTGACCCTCTTCGCTTCCAATGGAGGGAGCTTCAATCAAGACCAAAAATTCAAGTTGAAATCCGTCGGGTCCGATATGAAGCTTGGGAGTTATTCGCTAAATATCACTATATGAGTCAGGATTTAAATAAGGCGGCGAGATGTTATGGACTCTTTTGCGACGGCAAGATTGCTTGTTTCGCTGGACTACTTACCCGTCCTCACCCACGGGTTACCGATATTATGGGAGTCAGTCGAGTGGTTACGCTTCCGGACTTCCAAGGACTCGGTTTGGCATATGTGCTGCTTGATGCCGTCGGCTCGGCCTATAAGGCTTTGGGAAAGAGACTTCATAATTATCCCAATCATCCGGCCTACATCCGATCCAATCAAAGAAGTCCAAATTGGATTCAGATTAAAGATTCAGGTTCCTTTAGCCCACGAAGAGGTAGTACAAGTACAGTTGGAGGCTTCGGAGGACGGAAGTGCGCAGTCTTTCTTTATGTTGGTGGAGTCATGAATTCGGAGGATGCGAAGAAGCTTATTAATGGAGATTAAAATGTCTGATAAAGCTCCCATCTGCGAACAATGTAATGCTCTAGGAGATAAAACCTTAGCTAGATTTCGTGTCTATCTGCAAAACTGCATGGTTGTTCTGTGTCATAAGCATACAACTCAACAGATAAAAGCCGGTCATATTATCAGAAAAACGAGGTGGTAAAATGGCCACACAATGCAATTCCGAAGGAGTAGCCGAATTCATCCGCCTCGTAGAGGAACTCTCCGAGTTAACGGAAGACATGTCTTCCTATGAACGAAAATTCATCGAAGATAACTTCGATCGAGCCGGAAAATACGGTGATAAACTACTCGTAACGGAGACTCAACTTGAATTCGTTCGTAAGCTCTACAGTCGGGTCTTCTGATTCTATCTTACGCTCCGCGTTAGCGGCTAAGAATCTTCGATACGTCGGAACTCGTGGACCCGTCGGAGCGCCAGTTTGTATTGTAGGAGAAGCTCCAGGAAAAGATGAAGACCGATTAGGTTTTCCTTTCGTTGGATATAGCGGTCAACTACTAGATCAAATGCTTTCGGAGGTAGGATTTCATGAAAACGACATCTGGTTCACAAATCCGTACAAAAGCAGACCTCCAGATAATGATATTAAAAGAATTTATGAACTCGGAATTGGAATCAATCTTTTCCATGACCAGTTCTTTGAAGAGTTACGAAGTAATAAACCTACTATCATCGTGGCATGCGGTAAAACTCCAACTAATCTCCTCTGTCCTGAAACGAAGCCAAAAAAGAAAGGCAAAAATAACGAGGATAAAGAAGGTTTCGGCTCCTGGAGAGGAAGTCTCTTAATAAGTCCACTCCTAGATTGGCCGCACTACGTAATTCCAATGTATCATCCTGCCTTCGTTTTAAGACAGTATTCGGAGAGGGAAATATGTCTTTTCATTTTGCAGAGAGCGTTCGAGGAACTTACCTACTGGACGCATCACTCCCATTCTCTAAATACACTACCGAAGAGAACTTTAATAACAAATCCCTCCTTTGGAGAGGCTTACGATTTCCTAAGGCTTTGTATTGGTTCACAAAGTTCTATTTCCGTAGACATCGAATTACTACGCCGGAAAGTCCCGTATACTATCGCTTTCGCCTCAGATCCGTGGACCGCGATGTCCCTGTCATTTTGGAATTACAGCCCCATACAGTTATCTTCTCTCTGGAGAAAAATGGATGAAATCTTCAAAACAAAGCGACAAATCGGACAAAATTACACTTCTTTTGACAGTCATTGGCTACGCGCTCTCGGTTTCAATATTAATCTCAACCTTGTGGATGATACCCTTATTCGTCATCATATTCTTTGGCCTGGACTACGTCATAAACTCGAATTCCAGGGAATGCAATATACTCGCCAACCTTATTGGAAAGAAGAAGGAAAAGTCTGGTCTCTCCGAGAAGGTTTAGAATCATTAATGCACTACAACGCTCTAGACGCAGCTTGCACCTATGAAATATATCTCGAACAGGAGAAAGAATTTGAAGAACGAAAAATTACGAGTAGTTCCAGAATCTAAAGTCGAGAAAATTCTCGAATTCGATGAAAGAATAAAACCGACAGTAATGAGCGGGTGTAAAACGTATACCATCCGAAAAGGTCATCGGCACTTCGCTCGAAATATAACCATCCATGGTCATAATGCCGTCGTAAACGGATATAAACATTACATTCTTTCCACAGTTCCTTTGGATATTTTCGTCTTTGACGGCTTTAAGAATATATTCGATATGCTCCACAAGATGCAGAAATACTATCCGGATATTAATCTTAACACTCCAGTTACGGTTGTGGAATTTCGAATCGACGTAGTCAATGAAGGTTCAACTGGGAAGTTTCGTCCAAATGTCAATCTTCGATACACTTTATAGCTTCTACCATAACTACGAGATGCCCTTGGCACGGGTATTTCACGAAATAGATCGTCGCGGCGTTATGGTTGACGCTACGCGTTTGGAAAGCTTCGTTAAGATGTTGGATATTAAACTCGAAGCTTGCTGCCAAAAGATCGAAAACGAAGTTAAGATGAAGGTAGTTCCAAAGCAGCCTAAAGGCGTTAAGACACCAGCAGGTACTTTGAACCTAAGTTCGCCTCAACAGCTCATTAAAATTTTAACAAACGATCTAAAAATAAAACTAAAAACGAAGTGGGAGACCGGCCTTCCTACTTCGGGTGAGGACGCCTTAAATGAAGCATACGCGAAAACGGGAAATCAAATTCTCAGAAATATCCTCGAAGCCCGAGAATATAACAAGCTTAAAGGAACATATGCAGAAGCTGCGCTCCTCGATGGAATACTCTATTCTTCCTGGAACGTATCCGGTACCGTCAGTGGTAGACGGTCAAGTGGGGCAACTATTTTCCAATCTTCGTCAGGTAAAAAGATCGGTACAAATACTCAAAACTTACCTAAACAATCCGAACTCGGTAGAAGCTTTCGAGAATGCCTTGTTGCTCGACCTGGCAGAATCTTTGTCTCCTGCGACCAGGCTCAAGCTGAGGACTGGATTGTGTCTGGACTCATCGCTGATAACGGTGGTGGAACAAGAGGACTTGACGAGCTTACTCAAAGAGTCGATCGCCATCGCAAACTCGCGTCAGAAATCTTCAAAAAACCTCTAAGCGAATGTTCCAAAGGAACGATGTTGAGATTTATGGGAAAGAAAACTCGTCACGCTGGAAACTACGGTGAGGGCCCCGGAATGATGGCAACTTCGCTAATTAAAGAGGTCCCCGACGCCGTCGAGCAGATGTCCAAGGATGGGAAGCTTATTCCGTACTGCGAGGTCTTATTAAATGAATTCCACAAAGCCGAGCCAGAAATTAGAAATACGTTCCAACGAGGGGTTGAGACTAATCTTAGAAATTCCCGAACGCTTAAAACTCCCATCGGACGCGAGCGTTACTTCTTTGGTCTCCGACCTGGAGCAGACAATTCAAAATTGTTCAAAGAGGCCTATTCCTATATCCCACAATCCACAGTCGGGGATAACACCGGGCTGGCGATATTATACTGTGAGACGATTCATACGGGTTGGGTCCTTTTGGACGGCCACGATGCAATTACATTGGAAGTTCCGGATTCTCAAGCCGATATTATCACAGCAATCGAACTCTTACGAAAGGCATTCGATCGTGAATTAAAATTTGAAAATGGAACCGCGATAAAAATTCCAGTGGAATTCGAAATGGGATACGATTTGAAGAACGAGGTCGAATGCCCCGTAGACTTAAGGACTGGCTTGGAACCTATGTTACGTACACTACGCCAGCAAGCGAATCGCCTTTAGATTTTCATCTATGGTCAGCTTTAACGGTAATTTCGGCGACGCTTCGAAGGCATGTTTATATTGGACGAGGTTCCTGGAAATTATATCCGAATCTTTTTACAGTCCTGGTCGCAAGACCGGGGATTGGGAAGGGTTCAGCCATAAATCCGGCGTTAAGTATATTACGTGATGCAGCAACAGCCAATCTAGTTTCCGATCGCGTAACGATTGAGTATGTTTTGGAACGTCTTTCGAAGGGATGGCCGCATTTTGGCTCCGCGAGTGTTGGATCAATAAATGTCGGAGTTGATCATTCATGTTTAATTTTAAGCCGTGAACTTTCGGTTTTCGTAACTGCCTCACAATTCACTCTTCCGATTTTAACAGATTTATGGGACGCTAACGAAGGAGCGTATATATATGGCACGAGAGGAAAAGGAGAATTCAAAATCGAATCTCCGTGTGTTTGTCTCCTTGGAGGTTCCACTCAGGAGTGGCTTATTAGCAGCATACCGCCTAGCGCAATTGGAGGAGGTTTCACTCGCCGAGTTAATTTCGTCGTTGCATATGATCGCGAAAAACTTATCCCCTGGCCAGCCTTGCCCAATCACAGTAACGTGCGAGACAATCTCGTTAGAGACCTTCAGGAGATTGCTAAGCTCTCCGGAGAATTCAGATTTAGTCCAGATGTTATCCCACTCTTCGAGGTAGTTTATGCAGATTCGTCACCGAAGCTTTATGATGATATGGCGACAACGAGTTATAAAACTTCTAAATGGGCACAAGTGTCGAAGCTTGCTATGTGTATATCTGCGTCTCGCGGGGATGATCTTATTATCACGAAAGCGGACTTCCAGCGAGCGTTGGATTCTGTTGAAGCGGTTGCTAAGAACGTCCCCAGAGTATTTCGAGGAGTTGGTGAAAGTGAACTGGTCGTCGCTACAAATAAGGTCTTAGAATTTATCGAAATGAAAGGCTTCGCTTCCAAGGATGAAATCTTAAAAGCCCACTGGCGCGACGTAACCTCCGACGATCTCGAACGAATTCTTGCAACCTTGAAGGAAGCATATATAATCGTAGAATACCAACAAGGTCGTAAGGTTATGTGGAAGGCGGTTGAAAAGTTCGACCCGAAAGGGAAAGGAAAACCATGAGTGAAATAAATATAGTAGATAAAAGAGGCAAGAGAGACTCAGATAGTATTGTAGATAGTTTCGTTCCTTCTAAGGAGAAGCCAAAAAAACTCGTTAAGGTTACCTCTAAAACCATCTTCGTCCACCCCACAAGTGGACGAGTTATAGTTCAGGAAGATTCCTTTAGATACGAGGGTCGTCTAATTATTCCAGAGGTTTCAAAGAGACGCCCAACAACTGGAACGATTCTTGAAATTGGAAAAGGCGTCGATGAAATCTTTAAGATTGGTCAAAAAATTGGCTACGGTCTTTATTCCGGAACCGTAATGGAATTTAAAGGCTGGGACCCGGAAACTCGAATTATCTTCCGAATCCTTGGACAGGACGAAATCCTTGCGATTATTGATGAAAAGGCACCCGAATTCATCGGAGTGGGGGTGGGAACGTGAAAATAAGAATCGAGATTATTCCAAATAATCAACAGCGTTATAACACCGTTGGGGACTGGCAATGGCTAAAAGAAGAGGAAGGGGTTGATAGCCTTCGCATTAGAGTTAGTGATATGAATAAAACCGGAGCGAAGGGTTCAATTCTAATAGCCATTCACGAGCTTATCGAAGTTTTTCTCTGTCAAGCGAATGGAATAACGGAGTCGGCGGTAGATAAATTCGATCTAAACTATAAGGGGGATGATGAGCCTGGAGATGATCCTAAAGCTCCATATAAAAGAGAGCACTGCATCGCAACTGGAGTTGAGAGAATTCTGGCTGCTGAGATGGGAATAGATTGGAAAACTTACGAAGATGAGATAGTTAAAATGACGGAGGAATACGATGAGCGAAGCCGATAAACCAAAACAAGGAGAAATTATCCCAGTAAAAGACGAAGCTGGAAACTATCTCTCAATAGGCTGTGGGGTTGTCTGGACTGGATGTAGAAATATGAATCATCTAAGAGGTCGAGTAACAGACTGGAAAAAAGGTGGAGTATCCCTAATTGAAACCGGAGAAAAACATCCAAAGGAAACCCCGGCACTTGTCAGAGTAACATTTGAGATGTTAGTCCAACTAATACCGGGGCAGCCAAATATTTTAGGAGGATATTTTCGAACAATCAATCCACAAGCGGAAACTCTTATCGGAAAGATTCTCGAAAAATCCGACCTAACTATGTAGCTTTTTTAATCGGACGGTTGTGGTTTTCACCTTTCGAAACCGCAGGGACTCTCTTAACACCCATATCCTTCTCAGCACCCTTATCAGCGGATGCTTTAGGAGATTGGGTTTTCATCGCTTGCGGATTATCCCTGCTTCCAACATAAAGAGGCGAAGTCGGTTGGTGCTGCGAAGGAGAACATTCCAACGCATCGCAAATCGACTTCGCTTCCACGTGACTAACACCAGTATTTGCCATTTCATTACCTCCCTTTAGTGTTTAGGTCCTAAACAGTTACGGCATTTTCGCTTTCATGTCGATCGACTTGAGAATAAAATCTTCGAGATAACCACGATAGATGTCCTCGGTCCAGCCTTGGCTACGTTTCAACTTCTGTAAACCTCTCCAAATCATCTGATTGGGAGTGTGATCGAATTCTTTCGCGGCCTCTTCAACCTCAATTAGAGGAACATTCCTTAAACTTTGCGGCGTAACTTTTCCAGCGAGCTGTCTTGCCTGATCTTCGAGCGAAGTTTTCTGCTGAGTTCTTCCAGCTTCCTCCCGCTTCGCGGCTACGCGTTCCGCAGCCTTAGCCCTTCGAGCCTCAGGAGTATCCTTCGTCATCCCGCTTCGTGCGGAAGCTTCACGGCCGCGAGCTTCCTCTGGAACTTTAGTTGGTTCAGGTCGGCCCTTCGCCTCAAGTTTACTTCGATGCTCCTCCCTAATAGCAGAGCTTTCATCCGCTTTCCCAGAACCCATCTGTCTTTCAAGATTAGCTCTATCAAGAGCTACGGCTTCTTCATTCGTCAACTTCCTTCCAGCTTGCTTCTCCAAATCTGCGTGAATCTCTTTTGGAAGCGGAGTATTTCTTCCTTCAAAAAGCTTCGCTTCTCCAGTCGGAGTTCCTCTACTCGTAGAGGGAGGTTGAACCATAACTTCCTCTGGAGGTCGAACGAGTTTTTGTAAAGCTGGACTTAATCCTTTCGGATCACCTCCCGAAGGGAAGGGACCAGCCGGTCGAGGCGTTGGCGGAGGCTGCGACGGTGATGGGGGAAGCCCAGGGCCGGCTGGCCTTTGTGGTGGTTGCTGGCCACCAGAGGGACTCTGTGATATTCCGTATCGTCCGGTAACCCCGTCCGGACCACCCAATTCCCTTATTTGCTTCGCAGCCTCATACCGATTCATAATATCATCGGCCTTCATGGCTGCACCAAGTGAAAGCAGAAATCTAACACCTAACGGTGTACCAGAAGCGGCAGCTCCAGCCGCACCCATCGCGGTTCCAGCAACGATTGGATGGCGCATTACGGAACCAAGCCGACCGCCTCTTTCACCCGTATAAGTTGTTCCCTCAGCTAGCGAGGCAAGTCGTGCGATTTTGGAATGGTCCTTTAGAAGATCATCCAAATAATCAGACGGAAGTCCTCCGTGCTTTTCAAGGATACCGAACAAGTCATTCAGTTGAGGTCGATTCGACTGACGCGCTAGCTCATTGAACGTCTTAAGCCCTGTATCTGCACTAGCTAACTTCGATACAATACCACTCTGGTGCTCTCTGAGCGACTTTGTCGTTTCAGTATAGTCTTTGTAGATGTCGCCCTTACCAAGCTGCGCAGCGCGCTTCTCAAGAGCTTCGCTGTAAACCTTCTGTAGCCGACCAAGAACTGCTAAATCCTTTCCACTGGCGCCCTGCCTCGCGGCGTCTACGACCCCACGTAAATCTTTAACGTCTTCCCACGTCAAGGTATTTCCATAACGACCTATCGCCTTCTGAACCATTCCAGTTCCAGGAAGATCAACGTGCTGTGCGTTAACGCTGTTAACGGCATCTAACGAAGTTTGTGAAATATCAGTTTGAGAAAACGATCCATTCGGACTAGCCGTTCTATCCGCATCTGCAATTAGTTTAACCTTCTGCCCAATAACTTCGTTGGTGTTCTTAACGGCCTTTAAAACATTTTGTTTGAAATCTTTAGCAGAGCTTTCTAAAGTATCATTCGCAGCCGCTACGATGGCGTGCTTTGGAAAGGAATTCTTCAAATCCTCAACGCTTACGACTCCTTTACTCTGTATATGTTCGAGAAGTTTTCCAGCAGCCGCGGTAGTTGCACCTTCTACTAACGCTCCTCCAGGATCACCGCTCATAGCTTGATTGTATTTATCGTTTAGCCAGGGACCTATTCCAGGGATAGCCGCGAATAATGCTTTCGTCATTCCCTCGGCAATATCACTAGTTCCGCCACCTTTAACTCCCCGCTTTAACGCTTCGCGGGCTTGTCCGTGAATCTCTTTAGATTGATCGGACATCTCTGGTAAATGCTTATCCAGATTCGCAAGCGTCTCAAATATCGAACCTTCCCCTCGTTCTTCTCCTCCCGGGCCTTTAATTAATGGATTATAACCTACGGTCCCCACGACGACATTCTTTAATCCCTGTTTCGCAGATTCCCACATATGCTCTGAGGAAAATCCAGCCGCAGGACCCTGAAAGGGTGGAACTGGATTTGAACTAGAGCTCGGCTGCTGCGGAGCTTGAGGAGCCGTTTGCGAAGGTGGCTGCGTAGCAGGAGGCTTCTGCAAGCCTGGCTGAGCCGCACGGAACTTCGCCACTCCAGCAGCAACTTGTTGCGGATTCAGATTACTACCTTTAAGCTTAATCATAGTCCCATCTTTAAGCTTAACGGGAGTAAAATCCTGTGGAGTAGTTGCCATTATCTCTCCTGATACGTCCCATCAGGTCCCATAACGAAACCTCCTGTGTCTCCGAAATCCTGTGGATTGGAAGAAGGTGGAGCTTCTATTCCAGCTAAGCTATAGGCATGAGCTAAGGCTTGACTTGGAGTTATCTCTCCATTTTGAATTTTCTGTAAACCTTCCCCATCCCACCATTTAAGAGCCTGTGTTAACCCATCAAACTGCTTGTCGGCCGTAAAGGCTCCAGTTCTAGCATCTCCGACAATCCCCATTCTAGAAAGAACTTTAGAGGCTACGCCAGATTCTTGTTTCTGAATTTCTTTATGAACCGTATTACGAGTTGATTGAGCGTCCTTCCATGCTGAATATAGATCGGATCTTGCGGACTTAATAAGATTATTCATAGCAGAGCCAGGAATCTTACCGCCCTTATCGAAATATTTAGCGTGAGCCTTAGCCTCCTCTGCGAGAGCGTTAAGTTGTCCGATTTTAGCGTTATATTCCCGTTCTTTGAACGGAGTTAAAGCTTCCGACTCTTTAGCAGCCTGTTCAGCTTTCTTAACTTCTGCGGATGCTCGGTCAGCTTCCGCCTGCGCAGCAAGCTTTTTAGCTTCTACTTCCGGACCAATGGCAGCCGTTCTAGCTTTAGCTTCCTCACCTTGTGCGGTTTCTTTTCCAGCCTGCGCTTGTTCCGTAGCAACCTTCGCTTGTCCGAGTTGCTGAGCCTGCTGCGAAGCTTGACTCGGACCAGGAATAATCGCTCTTCCCTGCGGAGCCTGAGGCTGTTGTCTGGGCATTAGCATTTGCATTAATTTCTGTTTCGTAGTCTGCTTCTGTTGAATCTTCTGATTCGCTCTTTGAATTCCTAACGCCTCTGGCGGAGGTTCCTCCGTAAGAGGCTGCCAATTCATTCCCTCATTAAGCATCTTTCGAATTTTCGGATCATCAAGAAAATGTTGAGCCTTCTCCTTATCCTTCGGATCGCCAGTTGCGAGAAGATCGTTTATCTGCGTGTAATATCCTTCTGCTAACGCAGCCTTCTTTTCATGCGACCTCTGCTCCGCAGTGTTAATTAATCCAAGGATAACCCCACCAGGTCCACGTCCCTGAGGAAGCGGAGTATACGGAGCTTGCCTTGCTTGCGGAAGTTGTGAAGCAGCTTGCTGAGGTTGAGCCTGAGCTTGCGGCTGTTGTTGCTGCGGTTGCCCCGAAGGGACTGGCATTGGCTGCCCGCCCTGCGGTTGCACACCACCCGAAGGTGCGTTTCTATTGGCCCTTTGCATAAGAGCTATTAAAAGCTGTCTTGGATCAACTACGTTAGTTGCAGCGTCACCATTAGGCATTAGAGGAGACTCCCAATTCCGCCTGCGATATTCGAAAACGTCTGCGAAGCACTAGCGGTCTGAGCAAGTCCCGGACTCGCGCTCGCGGACTGACCCATCAACTGCCATAGAGGATTATTCTGTGGTAAAGTGTAATTAAATTCATTAAGCATATTCTGAATCGCACTTTGATCCAAATTCTGAACCCCAGAACCAAATTGATTGGCTTCGCCTTGAATCCCCTGCTGCGCACTTAATTGACGATTCATGGCGTTTTCTTGCGCGGTCGCTGTTGCCTGAGTCAATTGGGCATTTTGATCTGCGGTAACCTGACTCATATAATTCTGCATAGCATTGCCGAACTCAGAACCTCCGAGCGCCCCACCAAAGGCAAATTGCTCCTTAATATCCGCTTGATTCTGTTGAATGTTTTGCTGCTCGGAACCAAGCATCGCTTGCCATGCAGCCGTCTGATCAACAGGGTTACCGGTATTAGCCATCTGATTTAACGCATTGGACCCCGGAACATTGGATTGATAACCTCCAAGGAAATTCTGTATTCCTTGAAGAGTCGAATTCAATGGAGCATTCAACTGTCCAGCTCCCGTTGTCCCTCCACCCGGAAGGGCTGTTTGAAGATTGAAACCAGGCAAGCCAGTTCCAAGCATTTGCTGAATAGTATTATAATACTGACCAGTATAGGCCGGATCATAGGTCGGATCAAGATGAAACGTATTCGTACCAGGAACCGTCCCTCCATATCCAGGACCAGCTCCCTGATAAGGAAGAGGATTCGATCCTGGTAGCGGAGTCGGCGTAGGAACAGTTCCAGCACCTCCCGGAGGTGGAGCGGGAGTAGGAGCCGGAGGTAACGGAGTGGGACCAGGAGCACCACCTCCACCACCTCCGATTGGAGTCGGAGGATGAATCGTAAGACCTTGACCAGCACTCATAGATGGATATGACATAAACTGATTACTACCGCCGGTCGTAGGACTTAAAGAGCTTTGATTAGCTCCACCAAATAATCCCGAAAGTTGAGAAACTGCTCCTGATGGTGCGGCCATTTATCCTCCTACTGCGCTCCCCAGATGTATGGACGACGAATAAGACTTAATCTCGATTCTTGTCTCCACTGCTCTTTTCGACGCTTACGCTTCGCATGGAACAGTAATCCTGGTTGATTCTTATTATCCGGATCTCCATAAAGAAACGTATGAACTGATGCAGCCTTTTCATATTCCATCAATTCCTGAAACCCTCTTTGAACGGCAGCCCATATAAGAATTTCGTTCCAATCCCTTGGTAGAAGAATTAACGTCTGAGTAAGCACGTTATCATTTATGGGATGCATCCGGCATAGCCGTGCTTGAACTTGATAATTCTTATCTGGAATCGGATTAAATCCTATAGTTCCACCAAATCTATACCACTCCGTCGGGATTGAGAAAACTGGTTGAAACTTATCCGTTTTCTGATAATGTGAAACATCAAGCTTTCTACGATCATTATTTGCTGGAAAATCAATCCAAATAAGAATATCCAGAAACGCATTATTAACATCTCCTCCCGGAATCAAGCTTGCTTCGGGATATTCTTGAACCGCAGTTGAAAGACTATTACCTCCGGTTAAATTGAATAACGGACCAAGTTCCTCTAGCTCTTGAAAGTCATCTCGATAATCGGGGTTAGATGCAATCTCTAGCAACGCATCTCGTAACCAGATTGCAGCGCGAGCCGTATCCGTCGTTCTATTCTCACATCGAATAAGAACTTCGGGAACAAGATCATTTATATAAAACTGAACCCCAGTCGGACTTAAAACTGGCATTTATGGTCTCCTAACACTCCAATTAACTGTCATAGCTGTTGGAGTTTGGCTAGCGGCAGTAGGATTACAATAATTAAAATTTACGTTTCCGGATGTCGGCCAAGCGTGAAACGTAAGAAGACCCATATTTGCCGCGGTTACAGCCGCGTTGAAATCTGTATCTATTACATCAGTTGTTAAAACTCCAGTAGCGGCTACCGTTACCGTAGTTCCACAGGAAACTGTAGCTATTAATGCTGTTGTCATTGCGGCCGTACCGTTTGCAATCGTTAGAGGCCATGCAACAGTAGTAGGAGAAAGAGGATCAGCAAGCGTGATAATTCTAGCACCAGTAGTCGAAGACGGCTGTATCTTAAAATTATTAGTTGCCGCAGTTCCTATCCATATATTCCCAAACGGAAGAGGCGCAGTTCCAAGATCAGAGCCCCCTGCTACGGACGGTCGAACAGCTCCAGAGAATTGAACTGCTCCTCCAGGAGCTCCTCCTGCATCTCGAAATGTCACATTACTAAGATCGAGAAAGTAATTACCGGAACCAGCAATTCGAATTGAACTATTTAAAGGAACATTAAAATCTACTCCAGTTGCAGATGTTGATGTAAATCCTCCAGCAGAACTAATAAGGCCTTTCATAGAAATAGAGGACGTACCAGCCGCATTCTGCGGAGCTGGATTCATGGTAAGAGTTCCACAAAACATAGCATTCTTCGCAGATGTATTTCCTACGCCTTGAAACTGACCACTTCCGTTGACTGAGAACGTAATGATAATAGTTCCACCAACGGCAATGGTGTTCGCCACACTGGTCACATCTTGGATTTCGGGTAACTGCACTAATCCTGTACCCTCAATGTCGTTCTGCCAAATACCATGTAGCACAGCGCGCCAAGGCTTTCCAGTAGTAAGTACCGTAGTGGACATAGTGGTTGGCGTGGTGCTAAGGAATGTCCAACAGTTAGTGGCGTTGTGATCCTGTGGGTCAGATGAGCTAAGATCACTTTGGGTACCGCTAGCTGGAATAACAGAGCGAAAGTTTGGCTGCGTCACTTTCCACTGAGCGCCAGTACCTGGATCGACGTTATGAATTAGTTGTGTATTTATACCTAGATCAGTCAGTAAAGTTGCACTCATTAAAACATGATTAAGAATAGTATTAACTGCCGTTAATTCAGTCTTTAATCCTAGACCAATCTGAGTATTATTGAATTGATTATTAAAGCCCTTTACATCTACTATTCCGACACCAATTCCAGCAATAATACCTCCGTTAAAGACATTATTCTCCCCATTTACTATTAATCCATTAGCATTAGAGCTATTTTCTAGAAGACATCCGTCGCATGTATTACCAATAGCAGGTCCATGACCAAGAGCACTAGGTTCAATATCCATAGCCGTTCCGTTAGTTGAAATCTGAGTTGCACTAAAAGAGTTGGAGGAGCATCCAGTACATAGAAGTGCAGTTCCGCTAAGATTTTCACCAACTGGAGTTATTATAGATGAGGTTGTAAAAGCACCTTGTGAATTCTCTCCTAAGCTAATACACCCAACGGGAACTACGAGATAGCCCACCCCGTCAGGATCACAAGAAAAATGATTAATTACATTTCCAACACCGAAGAACCATTCAAGTCCGTAGTTAGTTACGTTAATACAATTAACGTCTTGAATAGTACTATGAACGACCGATTGGAAGCGAATACAATCAACGGAATGAGAATTTCCAATAAGAGTCAAATCACGAATCGTCCAATTATTTAAAGTTTGAGAGGATGGAGTAGCTGGGGCTACATCTATAAGAGCTGGAATTGCACTTGTTCCAGTATACTGGATATTAGTAGAATATTTCCCAGAACCTATAATTTTTACCCCATTTATACCTGCTGTTGCGGTAACGAGTGGGGCGGCGCTAGAATATACGAATGTTCCAGGAGGGACGTGAATTTCTGTGTGATTAACTGCGTTGTTTAAGCAAGTTTGTAAACTCTGTGTAGCACTAACAATACAGGTACCATTTAGAGTCGGACCAGAACTAGAAATAACGGTTGTTTGTGGTGAGATAAGAAAAACCTGCCCAGCGACACCTACCCCATTTATGCTATAAGTATAACCAGTTGCGTTAGGGGCTAGGAAGAATATAAAATTACCGTTCGCGTCTGCATTAAAAGGGTTAGTAAGTGGTTTAGTAAGAGCTACGTCAGAGAATATAGTATTAAGAAGTGGTGGAGAGCACGGGGCTAATCCTATATACGTAGACGCACAAACGGTTATAAGAGCAGAAGGAACTACTTTAGCATTTCCGTTGGAGTTAAATAAAGCTATTCCTTGATCGGATACGCCTTGGGCGTTCGCTTTTGAAGTGAAGGTTAGAAGTGTTAAGAATATGAATAGATAAAAAATTCTCTTCATTATTGTAACCTCACCCACTTGCAACCACCAGCAGTGTTGCTCGTCAATACCGAACTAAGAATTGCAACCGCGTTCGATGTGACAGTTGTACTTCCGACGAAAGTCTCAGAGTTAAAGACAACAAGCGTTCCGGATGAGCCATTAATGTTCCACAGATTCACGTTTCGCCCTACCCAGTCAAGACAGCTCGAAAGCAGGAAATTTCCCCCGCTGTTCAGGATGGCATAGTTATCCGCCTGCTGTAGCTGTTCACCCTGACAAGTTCCCTGCACAGTGATCGCGCCGAGGCCCGTTGTCCCGTTATAGGCGGTGACCGTCGTTCCACCGTTTGTCAGGATTTGCCAGACTCCGTTGTAGCCCGCCGGAGTGATCCCCGCGCAGACCATGCGCGTCCCAACGACAAACGTCGCGGCTGTCCATCCGGCCGACGTAAATGTCATTGTATTCGTAGACTCGGAACCGGCGGTCGTTGCAATCGCTGCGGCGCCGGCCGAGGAATAGGTGTTCGCTGTCCCAAAGCTCCAATTTCCATACAGGCTATTGATTGCGGATTGCACCATGATGGAGACATTATTATAGGAACATGCCGTCGTATAGTGGGTTTGATCACCAAGGTAACACGAAGTTGTGGCCGCTTGACCTGGAGCGAATAGCGGGTCAGCAGCAATATCAATCAACATATCCGCGTAGCCGTTGGAAACGAGTTGACGCAGAAGCGGATTCAGAGTTTCCGCAAATACCGAAGCACTAGAGCCGCGAGCGATCATTGGCATAATGCTGCATTTCGCGCCAAGTTGGTGTACGAGCGTACAAAATTTGCGATTGTTTCCGACTGTTTGCTGCGCAGTTAGTGTACCGGAATCGTTCGTGCCTTCCCAATAATTAAAAAGCGATAGTGGTCCGGAAGGACGATAAAATGGAGGAACGATTACGTTAAAATTGTTTATCAGAGTAGACGTTTGCTGTCCTGATACACCGCGTACTCCGGTTGTCAATGAATTACTAAGAACTAAAAGCGTCGGATAAGCAACGGAGCCGCCGGGATTGGAAGTCAACGAATCCCCGACATCAATTTGGTAACTGACCTGATCCGTTCCACCAACGCTTTGCGGAAACCCATTTCCTGCTTCGATTGCGGACATGCCTTGATAATCGTTTGTAACTTGTTGCGTCGTAAGCGCCGCACTAAAGAAGCGTACCCAATACACAGTCATCGTCAGATAGGTCGAGCTAGCATATCCGGACCCGGCTGCGGCGCCGCAAATCTGAAAATTGTTGCCGGTATCGACGCCCAACGTACCGGAATTTTGAACTAATTGACTGGATTGCTGGCCGTTCAAGTAAATCGCGTCAGCGCTCGATCCCTTGACCCAGGTTATGAGACCAGTCCCGTTGTACGAGTTCTCGTAGGCTTCACCAAATCCACCATTCTTAAATGCCCCGATGTCCGGTGCACCGGTATTCACTGGTCCTAGAAACGCATTGCTGGTGTCCACGAGGATGCCGCTAGTATTTGAAGTTCCTCCGCCTCCGCTATTGATGATGAGCGCCCTCTGCTGCAACGCTCCGATGTTGGAATATTGAACGCTGACGTACATTTCCACCGACACGGCAGTTGTGGTAATCGAAGTAGGGACAGAGATGTACTGACTGCTGCCACTCGTGCAGGTAACTCCTCCACCACTAGCCCCGACAACCCAAGTAGGAGTATTGACGAGTGTGAGTGGACCACTATGACCAGAAACATCTACATCTGTAGTTCCAGAACCCTCAGTAAATCTATAGTCACCAATTAATCCTGTATTAGTAAGAAGTGGGGCTCCAGTTATTCCAACACCTCCAGCAGGACCCCATGTACATGGGGTTGGTGCGTTACAGACTCTTTGCTGGTTATTTGAGGTATTATAATAAGTAGATCCTATAACTGCCCCAGAAAGTTCAGCATCATTATAAGCTAGACTATTAGTGGCAGATGGGGATGGAAATACCACTGGTGGTGGAGGAGTTATCGTTACCGACTGATTCGATGTAGTAATACTAACGAACTGACTAAAACATGCTGACGAAGCAAGAGGGCAAACTGTAAAATACCACGTACTCGGAGTAGGAGCGATACTCGTATTCGTGGTTAAAGTTATAGAGGCTCCACCAGTTCCGCTCAATGATCCGTTTTGAGTAGGATTAGGAACAGGATTCCCGTTCGTTCGTAGCTGTGAAACAGAGAATCCATTCGGAGGCGTTAGCTGAACCGCCCATGTTCCGTTAAGCCATGCCTGCGAAGCTGTATCAGTAACTTGCAAAGTTACCTGAGCTTTTACGAGGCATGGAAATAGAAGTAACGAAGCTAAAGCTAGAAGAAGTTTTTTCATCTTGATTTACTCATCTTAGTCAAGCGGGAAGCTCAACAAAATTTGAAGTCCGAACAAAAGACCGAGTGCTGGGGCAGACGAAAAGTTTATCGTCACTACGGTTCCAGCAATAGAGCCACTTACAGTAATACCACTAAGACCGCTAGAAAATACAGAAATAAACGCAAGACCGTCTAGAGGTGGAAGCGACTGTTTTGTGGCGAGAGGAAGCTCAGTAAGCTCGATAGTTACGCTAGTTGATGTTCCATCACCAATCAGATTAGAGAAGCCAATTTGTTCTTGCTGTAGAATAGCCATTTTAACTCTTCTTTAGTTGATTGTAACTAATAACACCCACCCAGCGGGAATAGACTGTAAAGTCAAACCATCAACCCACATAACTTTTCCACGGTTCTGAGAACCCGTAGGGGCAGTATTCGGAAGCTGAGCTTCCCAAACTATGTTACCATTCCGATCAGAAACAAGAAGAAGACCAGCAGTTGGAGTTGCAGAAGTGGCCTGAATTGACATATCTTCTGCTCTTACCATCTGTTGAACTGTGTTAACAAAAACAGATCCTCCACCATCTCCAGCGAGAACTGTGTTAAAGGGTTGACCATTTGCAGGGGAGGAAATATTTGTAAGTAATGCTACTGTTGCTGATACGATTCCAGCAACCTTATAAAGACCGATAAATCTTCCGTTCGTAGTTCCAAGAATCATAACATACTGACCAGCTGATAGACCATGAGCCGCGGTAGTGGTTAGAGTTACAGTCCCAAGAGCCGGTGCTCCAGACTGAACGAGTCCGTTGGGAGAGGCTGTCGGTGTAACCGCTGCTACAACATCAGCAGAGGTAAAACTCCATGGATTCGAAGAGATGTTCATTTTAATCTCCTAAATGATAAACAAACTCATAGCCGCATGAGCAGCGGAGCTTCTTAAGGTAATCTGAGTTTTCGTAGCAGAAACGCTTCCGGTATAAATATCCGTCGCGATGGAAGCGGTCATGGTAATATACCCAACGGGTATTCTACCCATATTATGCGTTATCGTGAAATCCGTATTAGCAGGTCCAGTATCAGGGACGATAGCCCAAAAGCCGTTAATATTATCAAGGTTGGTTCCGTCCCCAAATCCAATTTGGCCCTTTAAAACGAAGGCTAAATTCTGCCATAAAGTCAACATCATTCGTGCGAATTTCGCAAGCTGAATATTCCACGAAGGAACAGTCCGAGTTTTCGGATCTCGGACCTCCGAAGGTAGAAATTGAAAGTTTGGAGTTATTTGGCTCATTAATTTCCGTCCGCAGAGCCACCGCGCTGCTCACCTTGAATATCGTAGATTGGACAAAACTCAAGCATATCCGAAGCTGCCCCTGCGGAGCCCGAAATCGTCCATTGAAGCCTCAGACCAGTAACGCTAAACTCCACAACTTGCGTTATATCATCCCCGCTTCCGGTTCCAAGCGTAAAGGTTTGAGTTTGAGAATAACCGCGTTCATTCGAAACCGTTATATTATACGTAACCGGACCATTATCCACGACCGCGAGGCGAAACTTCTTAATCGTATGACTATGCCTTCTATCACCGAAGGTGTGCTTGGCGGAGACGATGCGCCAAGCAACCTCGCTTCTATTTGTAAAATCAACATAACCTACGGTTCCATCGGAGAAGCCGAAAGCGACTCCTGGAAATTGAAGAGTGGCCGCTAGCGTAGCTGGAGACCAAAATTGCTCTAAAATAATTCCGGATAAATCTTGAATTCTTATAACATTCGATCTTTGAAAGTTATCGAGAACTAGCGGAACTTTAGAATACGAGAACGGAGTCCAGTTCTCCTCATCAAGGTTATAAACCCAAACCGCAACATTCGGAATTATAAGCCAATAAGCGTTAAATACTTCTCCGCTTATGGCATTCGTAACGAAACCCCAAGTATTAGTTAAACCACCAACCTTCAAATCCCCAAGAATCCTCGATCTTGCTCCAATTCTTTTACGCCCGTCTATCGGATGATCTCCGATAGGAACCATTGAGCTTTGATTAAAGTTGTAGATATTATCCGAAGCGGCTAGAATGGCCTGTTCTTGACCTTCACGATTAAAGTTATCCAAAGACTTTAATGCAATTTCTCCGATATAGGAATTTATAATCGGAAGAAAATAGAACGGAGCGGTTCCAACTCCAGTTGGAATAATTTGAATAAGACCTTGATAGTGAAATCCATAACCATATTGACCGAGTTTTATAATGCCGTTTATCGGACCAAGGTTATTAAGATTGTCATTTAATCCAGCGTTAAACGAAGTCCAATCCGTTGGATCACCAGCCCCGCTCCAGCGATATCGTTGAGGGAATGAAACCCCACCTTCGAGGGTATTCCCAGTCATCAAATGAAGATCAATTTCTGCCATCGAATTGCAAGCAGGTGCGTTAGCTACCTGAACGTAAGTTCCAGCTATGCCGTCCCACGTAAAAATCTTATCTGATCCCTGAGAAAAGCAAACCTTATATCCGAGGATATCCCAGTTCCAGACTTGAGTTGTACCTCCGGTAAATGCGGGACCAGTTATTTGAAGCCAACTTTGAGTTCCAGGTATCCACTGAAACAATCTCGTTGGGGTTAATGCAGCTTGAATTTCAACTCCGTTTGAATTAAAGAACGATGGAAATCCGAGAGCAGCTTCATTAAAAGGGGCCGTCGGCCATGCTGGTAGTGCACTCCATCCAGGTCTTACGGAGGCCATTCCCTTACGAAATAGAATATTCGTAGAATCCTGAAATCCATACTGCTCAATTTCAGTTAGCGGTAACTCACTCTGACAACCTCCGAACGGCCCAGTTATCGGCCACTCCGGAAGCTCTTCCGTATGAGTTATAATCTTTCGATCTGGGATCGCGACCATTAGATTAAATAAGCTTCCATTCCAGTTGAAGTTACAGTTCCGGTAAAGGCTGCGTTTTCGCTTACGGATATATTAAACGTAGTTCCGGTTACGTATGCGAAAGTTCCAGTTGCGTTAAATACCTGGTTTGCGACCGCTCCACCTGGAGGGCCGGAAATATTCAAAGCTACGGAGTAGGACATAGAAACGCCGCTTAAAGCCATTAGAGTAATTTCGAAGTTATATATCGCTCCATTAACGGAGATAACTCCTCCAGAGGTTATCGTAGATGCATTTCCATTAATGGTATACCCAAGTGTAGGATTACCAATTCCGATCGTAAGTTGCCCAGAACAGTGTGCCCTAACAATTCCACCTGTGTTAAAAGTATTCGGGACCGTAACGGTATTTATAGCCGTCGCTCCAACGGGGTTACTAAAGTTTGCTTGAGTTAGATCGCTAAACTTCGTCGCTCCGGAAATGGAGTTAAATATAACTACCCAAGAAGCCCCATTCCATTGAAAGACTTGCCCAGTATCGGTAGCAAAATAAAGAAGCCCAAATCCGGCCCCTCCCCAAACTGCGTTAACGGTTTCTGGAGTCGGACGATTTCCAAGAGTTCCAGCCAGCAAGCTCATTCGCTGCATTATATCCGTCTTGAGATTCCGAATATCTTGTCCCAAGAGATTAGCAGCCTGAGTATCAGGTGGCTGGGTTGTATCCCAAGCATTTGTAAATGTTGGAGGAAATGGCATATTTATTGTACCGTAAAACTCAACGCTGTAACAGTGAAGGCCGGAACTGCTGGATTAACTCCGACCGCTTGACTTGATTCAACTCCGTTTACAGATGCCGTTACTGTATAGCAATAATTTCCGGGAGTTACGGTTGTATCCGAATATGTTAATGCAGTTAATGCGGTTGCAATTTTGCTAAAAACTGGAGTTCCGCTACAAAGGCCAGTTGCTCTGTAAACATTATAAGTCGTGCCAGAGAGCGGATTTAATGTATCTACCCATTTTAATGTTACGCTATGCGTAGTTTGGGCAGTAGTTAAAGACGGGACAAAAAGCAAAATGAGAATAATTATTTTCTTCATACTATCCTTATGTGTTAACAGTTTGAGCACTTACGGAAAACGCTCTCTTCAACTTTCGTATATCGCTCTTAAAAGTTTCGATTAAATCGTTACGAAACTGCTTGTCAGGCAAGCGAAGCTTATCACATACTTTGTAGGCTTCGTTAAAAGCGTCCTCAACATTCGATGCATATCCAATGGCCACTCCTATAATCCCAACACCACCACTAGTTTTAAGCTCGTCTTTGAATCGAGATACTTCGTAAGGATAGAAGCTCTCGAAAGAGTTTCCGCGCAGTCCGCGTAGAGGTAGGCCCTCTTTAGATTTATACAGTTCATTGGGCCAGGGCGGAACTGAAACCCTAACTCCCGCAGCAAAGCCGCTTCTGAGCGGCATATCAAAGGGGCCGTTACCGCTGGCACAGTCTGCGAGGAATTCACCAAAATCTCCTTCGTATAAACCGTAGAGTAAAGTGGGGAAAGCATCATAGCCAAACCTTGGTGTGAACTCAAGAGCATAAATATTACCTTCTTTATCTACGACGGAATTGATGTCGATGCAACCATTGTAAGAATTTTCTCTAAGAAACTCGTCAAGCTTTCCAAGGTTCCGACAAAGAGGACAGTCCCATTCTTCACATCGCCAAACAACGTTTCCGGTACACCCTCCTGACGGCCCAATATCACCACACATGAGTTGTTTACGTTCGAGCGTATGATTTGTGGGACGGACGAAGTGATCTTTGGCATACCACGCCTCACTTGAAATACAAGTACCGTCTATAAATTCTTGCAAGACGAACGATGGATCATTTTCACCAATAAGGCTTTTAGCATGATGAAGATAATCGAGAATATCATCACTGTCGCTAGAAACATAGGAGGGGACAGTACCGGAGAATTTACCTTCCGGCTTAAAAACGAGACGGACTTCGTCACCAAGGTCTTTAATGAAATTTTCAGCCTCCGTCCAGTCAGTAAATTCCTTTGAGTCTGGTTCTTGAATCCCGCACCTCTTAAACACTTGCGAAGCAAACTTCCTATCAGTCTCTAATTTATCAGCGACTTGAGACCCTCCGAAAGTTGGAATACCAGCTTCGCTATAACGGTCAAGTGCGTGGCCACTACCAGTGCAATCAGCAAGAATAATAGAGCCAAAACCAGGTAAGGTTCCCTTTTCAATGATGTTTTCTCCTCGTTTATCTAGATCGGGGTCTTTGATCATCATGGAGACGGAATGGCCCTCGTTCTGTAGCCGAACGGCTAGACCAAGTCCGTCTCCACCCTCCGAAAGAATGAAGAATCTGCTCACTCTTTTACCTCAACAACCTGCAAACGATGATCATTAGATTCCCACATCGCTACGCGAGTTTCATGCGGCATGATAATACATCCTTCGGAAGCTCCACCCGGATTAACGAGCGAATCCCCATGACACATAAACCCAGTTCTTCCAAACATCTCGTTTAATTGGTCAGGTTCAAGTGGAATGGCATACTTACCGTGGACATGCGAATCCACTGGCCCCTGCAAAGTATACCATCCCACTGGAATAGGACCAACGTCGTGAACCGCTTGCATTAGAGAGTTATTCTTCCCTTCGGGAGAGCCGCTATAACCAGTTCCAGCGAGAACTCCGTTTGGGTCGAACATTTTTCCAGTTGACTGTTCGTAAATCCAGCTCACTTTATGAACCTCGCGAGCAGAGCTAGTAAGGCTAGAACTACGGCCACCAAACTCGTTCGATTTGAAGTCGCAACCTTATCCGCAAGAATTAAGGCAGTCGCCGTTCCTTTAGCTTGCTCTTTAAGAACGGCAATTTCCTTCTCAAGCTCACAGACTTTGTGACTATCTTCCATTTGATTTAAGGACTTTTCCATTTTCTAGTTCTAGTCGGTAAGTCAGTTAGATCAAGACCAAGATCGTCACAGTATTTTTTAATTAAAAGCTCATGTTCTATCTGGTAGAAGCTGAGTTTTCTGGATATGTTCCAGCCAACTCCTAAAATAGATATGAATATAGCTATTTGACCTAGACTGACAGAGAAGTCGAGGTGCATTTTGGCCCCGTTTAATTATAGTTAAATTCCACATCGCAGTCAAACCCGTAAAGGGCAAACGTGCTCGTTGCCGGAGTTACAACCGTCAATTCAATCCAAAGCTGCATATCTTCCAAAGTTCGATAAATCTGCTGGTTCACTGGCAAAGATACGGTTGTGACATTCGGTCCAGTTGATGGGACTGCAAGTGAAAGCCCATTTTGTCCAGAGGCCAAAACTGACGTTATCGCGGGGGCTACGTTATTTACGAAAACCGTCTGATCTACGCGAGTGGTAATACTCGAAAGAGCCAGAACGCTAGTTTGATAAATAACGTCGTAGGAAATTAGCTTAAAGCCCTTAGTCTTAAACGCGGTTCGAGGAAGTAGCTGTTGAATTTGTGCTTGCAGCAAGATACCTTGGTCGGGGCGATAAAACTGTGGTTGAGCAGAGCCAGCAATTCCGGTCCCCCCAAACTGCTCTTGAATGTCTTCGAAGAATCCTTCTCTTCGAAGAAGAAGAGTTGTTATATTTACGGCATAGTTTACGGTTAGAGAAGCGGCTTGATTTACTGACCAATTACCAGCAGCGTTTCTAGTTATAGTAGCGTTAGCCGCTGGAGACCAAACTAAATCCCCAGCAGCAGCGAAGACTTCTCCGTCTGTGAAGCCCAAATCCTGTTGATATCTACTTTCTGTATGAGGCATTAACCCTCCTTGGGTTGTGCGTCAACTAAAGCAACTAATTGCCTAGTCCTTGAATATCATCTCCCATGTTTTCTTTTAGAATCTCTGCAAGACGGAGTTCGTCTTCCGAAGTAAAGTTTAACAAATCTTGAATCATAATCGGACGCTGCCAGGCAATCGGATCATCGAAGCAAGTTTCGCATAGGATTAAACCCAATTGCCTGCGCAGCTCCGAAACACGATAAGTATAGCCACAACGATCGCAGTCGTGAAACGGTGCGATTCCTCTCCCTGAGTGACTTGTTCGTGGCATCTTATCTCCTTCCGCGCATAAATCTACGGCCCGTTTGAACCCCAAGTTCCCATCCACGTTGTAGCACCAGTCGCGAAGCGCATTCGAGAAAGTTGCTTAATACTAAACGTGTCGAAGTCATCCGAAAAGTCCTCATCCAATTCACGACGAACAAGGAACTTTAGCCAATGACCATCTTTCTCCGTTACTGCGAACCACGCTGACGCGGAAGTCAAATAGTGACTAATGAAGTATTGCAAGTCTTCTTTAATCAGAGCGTTGATTTCGTTGTCAGCGGTATAGGGCTTGTGTGGAGAACCAAGGATTTCACGAGCAATCCACTTGAGTTCGGGAGGGATAACCAGATAGCGAGGTTTGATCGAAATGGGCAAGCCTTGAGAGTCGACCAGGCGCTCGAATTGGTTAATCATTAACTGGATTGCGGTAAAGGACAAGTCCACATCCGTTGCTGGACGGTTCGGATAGGTCCCGGCCGCGCTGATTACGTTCGCTAGACCAGGGCCATACGTTGTCGCTGCCGTACCACCAAGTAACGGGTGTTGGTTGTTGAAAAGGGAAACCCCGTCCGTCGTCGTCTGGGTAGTAAACCCGAGATTGAAGATATTCCATCCCTTTTGCTCCTTCGTGAAATGCGCGCTTCTCGCAATCGCTTTCGGAACCTGCATGATAATTCCGTACTGATCGTCTTCGTAAAGTTCGAAGGATGATCGTACTCCGAGAGAGTAGGTGAAGTTAATGTAGCGATAGGTGCCGCCCTGAATGGCGTCTTGATAAATCGTAGATTCGCCCTCAGGCTTTTCTGGCATCGGTGGAAGGCCCGAAAACTCGACTTCGTCTTCGAAAGCCTTATCGGAAGGTTCGACATGAAGAATATGGGAGTACTCTTCCTCACGCTGGAGAGTATCTACCCAATGAACGAATTCTGCATGCAAACCAGGAGCCTGTAGCTGTGAGAATTGACCTCTAACCATTGTCATAGATCATTCTCCTTTAAGCTACCGACTGGACTTCACCAACGATAAATCTGATATACACTCCGCGAGGAGTAGCAGATTGATCGTTAGGATCCAGTTTAACTACCTCGCATACTGTGTTAGTACCCAAGGTAGTTTTAGTGGTATCAACAAACCAATGATTATCGGTATCTTTTGTCATGCCCAAGGCTGTGCCAATCAACGCTTGCGTTGCAGTTTGAGCAGGGCCAACTTGAGCCAAGAAGATCGTATCCGGGTCTGCGACCTCTACTCCGGTACGACCGTCGTTAAAGTATGGACGGGAAATATTTACAGCGGACGCTTCGTTCGGAACAGAACCGAAGGTTTGCTGTTGAGCTACACCAGCGACAGCCAAGTTAGCCGAAGCTTCCTTAGCCATTCCGATAATAGCTCCTTGAATGTTGGTGAAAGTTGCAATAGGCGAAGCTACAGGAATAACAAACCCGGCTGCGTTTAAGGCAAGCGGGGTTCCTGGTAGCCACGTCTGACCAGCGGCTTCAGCGAGTCGCCTAATTCTAGGCTGATTCCCTGAAATCGTCTGAATCGAGTGTATTTCGATCGACGCCAAGTGATTGTTACCTCCTTCTTAGGATAAAAACTACTTACTTGCCTTTTCTCCAGCCTCGATCTCGGCATCGGATGGTTGGAAAGTCGATAATTTCTTTGAAAGATCACTTCGAACTCCAGCTTCGCTTAAAACCTTCTTAAGCTCCTGCTTACCAGTTTCGCGGACGTTTCCGGGTTTCATGCGTTGAACGGCGCGTTGCCAGTTATATTTTAAAGCCCCATCGTAAGAAGCCTTATCTATAATCATGGCTTGAAGATCGCCGTAAATAATCTTACCATCTCGAACAAGCGAAGCTTGAAGAGGAGAGCCATTTTTCATCACGACTTCGTCGGGCTTCGCAGGACGAAAACCAGCGTAGGTAACCTGATCCATTCGCTGACCCTCTCCCGCAACGCGGTTACACCATCGAATCGTTAAAAGAGGATTCTTTGGTTTAATATCAACGAAGTCCGGCATAGCCAATGGCTTACCAACTACATTCGGGTACGGGTCCGAAGGATCAATTTCGACGGCCGCGCCACGCTGTGAAGCGGGAAGATTCTGCTGTGTAATAGCCATTTTAAGATGCCTCCCCAACAAAGGTCATTTTCTTACGAGCTTCCATAATCTTCTCCGCGGTTACACCTTTACCATAACGGGCCATTCTAGCCGCTACGCGGGCTTCCTCGTCATTAAGTTTATCTGGACGCTTATCATCGAGGACTTTTCCATCGCGGCCCGAAGCGGCGCTTTCGAAGAAGGTTTCTGGCTTCGCCATTAATTCATCAATATGTTGGCCCTTAATGTAGTTGAAAAGATTGAGCCACGTCTTCTCATACTGTAACGCCAAAGCGTTCGACGCCATCATTTCCTTTTCAGCATTATCTAACTCCGTTGACCAACGATCCCAAAGATTAGTTAGAGAAATCTCGCCGTTCGGAGTCTTGATCTTTTGACCGAAAAGAGAATTCTTCGCGGACATTCTAGCGACATTCTTTGCGGCTTGAAAAGCCATCTGAGTTATAGGCGTAGCCGATTCCATAAAACGCTCGTTGAAGGCCTTATCTCCGTCATCAATAAAGTCCGTTTTCGCAGGAGGAGGATCATTATTTTTTGGACGACGAGAGTTAGCTTCCAAAGTATCGAGCTTTAGTTTAACTTCGGCGAAGCTACCTTTGGTAGTTTCCAACTCCGTTGAAAGAGTCGTTAGTCTACCTTCGGTCTCAGTAAGCTTTTCTTTAGCAGCTTTAGCTTCCGCCAAAGCCTCTTTGATCTGTTTTGGACTAAGTCCAAGATCCTTAAGTTCCTTCTCGTACTCACTATCGAACATTTTCAAGTTCCTTTCTCGGATTAAATTCCATCGGATCGACTATCTTATTAAAGGTTCCTTTGGAAACTCCAGTTAGATAATCGCTTACCACGAGTGGTAAAGTCGTAAGACATTCGAGGATTCGATATTCTCCTTGAAGTCTATATAATTCGACGGAGTCACGCTCACGCGCAATCATCTTATTACACTCAGCGAGGCGCTCCGCTAGGTACTTGCGATACGGCTCCCCTTCCGGGGAAACCAAGTACATTCTGGTTCGACTGGCCTGTAGGAGGAGCCTGTCCAGGCAACTGTTGGCCGGGACCTTGTTGATCTGGTTGTTGAGCGGCTGCATTTTCTACCTCCGGTACCAAGGTATCGACATCTTCCATATCGAAATCGCGAAGCGTCGAAGACATAATTAAATTCGACGCCTTAATAACATCGTTCAAATAAACCTTAACTGGATCAGGGATCGTAGGCTGGTTTATTTGAGCAATCATCTGCGAGATTCCGATATAATGCTGACGCATTAAGTTGATGAGAATAAACTTGGACTGCTTCTCTACTTCCTTGTTGACACTGGCTGTCGAGGAGTAGATTGGCAGCCCGAGTTTATTCTCAGCTACGGCTTTTAAAGCTGTTACAAGTAGGTCCTTTTTCTCACCGAAAATATTCAATAACGCTGGTCGAATCTTATTATGGGCATAATCCGAGAGAATAATTCTTCCCAACCTCGTATGACTATATCTCATATCGGAGATATTGAGGTCAGTTCTCCTGTTGCCCTCTTGCATAACAGCGAGAGTTCCCTGTGCGGTATAGATTCCACGCTTCCCCTGCGAACCTGCACCGGCGCCTTGCATAGGAGGGCTAATGCCCGCTCGACGTTCGGCAAGCTCAATGGAGAATCGTTCGTCATCAATGGTCTGCTGAGAAATATCTCCCATTGGGAGGGGTTCGATTTCGTCTTTATCCGCAGGTACGAGAGCAGAGGGGTATATCCGATAGCCTGCATGAAGCTTAGAATTTGGATCAACTCTCCATAGTCGGGTGTTTGCAATCGTACGATTATCCAAACGACCATTATGCTCCTCCGATAGTTCCTCCTGAAAGGACCACATTGTCTCGCAAAATCCGTAACCATAGATCATGTCGTCTCTATAAAAGAGACGAGCCAGCGCATAGGGTAGGAGTTTAGAGGTATCGTAGATAGTTCGAAGGAGTGTGTCCGACTGCTTATGATACGAAGCGACAATCTTTGGTCTCCACTTTCCATCCGGTGTAGGCCATTTAAGCCAACATTCGTATACGTCCCACTCGGCATAACCATATCCTGCTGAGGTGTGTGCTCCAAGAGTATCCTCCTTCATAGAAGATACGTAATCCGGTCCAGTTCTATCAGCTTTATGCCAAATAGCATCGACCTTCGAAGGTTCGAATATCTTGAAGAATCGTCGCTCTTCAAGCTCTGCTCTCGTAAACGTCCGTTTGTGAATGATAATATCTGCTTGTTCGAGAGTTTTAGCCTTTGGAGGGATTAGGAATTCTTCAAACGGAATCTTTTCCGGGCGGGGGCCTTCATATTCAAGAGATTGAATAAATTCTGGTCTCGCTTCCCCAGAGCCATCACCTGGGGAGGCCATCACTTCGTGAGTGTAACGGACTTCGTGGGGGCATTTAACTACGGAAGTACCGTACTTGATTGTGTCTCCGGTCCATTCACGGTAGACTCTGTAAAGATCAAGTTCTTGAGGTTCTATTCCGACGTACTCCATGAACTGTTCAACAACTCCGGCAAGTCCTTCTTCCATCTCAGGATGAGAACCTATAAGCTTCGCTGCCCAAGGTGGACGAACCTTTAGCAACGCTGACATCACCCGTGCTTGAAGCGTATCACTAAATATTGCAATAATAGGAACAACAAGATTACTAGCGTGATAAAAAGGAAACTCCCTAACCTGTTCACGAGGTTGGGCTTCATAAGCCTTTCTCCACTTCGTGATTTTGGATTCGTGAAGTTCGTGAAGACCGTCTTCGAGGGCCAAGATTCGACTCTTCAAATGCCGTTTAAGTTTAGTTTCGGCATCCGAACCGACGGTCAACTTCAATGGAATAAAATCAGCCATTATCCGCGTTCAGCCTCAAGATTAGCCTGAGTGATAAGATCAGCTTGATGATTTGCTAAAGCAGTCACGGCCGCTTGAACTGCGGCTTCAACTTCGGAAGGAACTTTGTTGCTAAGACTTGCTAGAAACGGCTGTAGAAATGAAAGCCCAAGACCAATAAGCTCCAGCATTATAGCACCCCTTTTAGATCGGTTGAGGTTTGATTGTATGATGCGATAGCAGCGTTAATTTTAGCGACTGCCTGTGTATAAGTCGGAGTCCCCTTCGCGGGAGCATCGCAAGAACCTTTAGCATTGAAGTTCGGACCGGAGCAGTAAACTTCAACGGCGTCGATGATTAAATCCTTAGCTGCGATTGCTTTCGCAAGATCAGCACAGACGGTACTCTTAGCACCAGTCGCACATTCCGGATGCTGAACTTTAATACTATCCGTGAAGCCCTTAGCAGCAATAACTACGTTATAGGCATCTTGTTCGATCTTCGGACAGCCGCTTAGAAATAACACGAGAGTTCCAATAGCGATAGCTGAAAGCTTTTTCATTTCTTCTCCTCAGGGTTTGAAGCCGTAACTTGAAAGGATGCTACTTGATTTTGGCCGCTAGTTGGAGTCCGACCAGTTAAAATTAAGATTAAGGCACCAAGAACTGTACTTACTGAGCCGGTCATAAATGAAATAAAGGCGATAGCCTCCATGGAGTCCGTATCGTGATGAAAGATATGAACTGCCATAGTAGTGGTGCTAAACCAGAGAATTAGCACCAGAACTAAGAGAATCATCTTATCCGAATTATGAGACCACCATGATTCTTTCATTATCCGTTCTCTTGTTTTCCGATAGGATTAGAAGAATCTCCGATTCCTGATCCAGGAGCAGAAGAGCCTGCGGAGCTAGATTGTAAAGTAGGACGGCTACGACCACCAGCCCAAGGGTTCTTACCAGTTCGAGCAGCATCAATATCTTGACCGACTTGAGTTCCTTGACCCCAATCTTTAGCAGCTCCACCAAGTTTCTTAGCTACGCTCATAAGACCAGTTAGAAATCCGGCCATTTTAGTGTACTCCTACGGAGTAGGGTAGGTTGATTCTTCGAGCACCAGCGGCGTTCGCTGCTTTCCAAGCCATCTCTCTTATATACCCTTGAGGCAATCTAAGCATCTGCGGAGCATACGCCAAGGCGTCGAGAACATCTTTATAACGACCCTTCGGGAAGGTCGTAAACTCGCCGTAGAAATCTTGCTGCCTTCGCTGTGCCCAAAACTTATGAGATTCGAAAATAGGAGAGAGAACATTCCGTATGCGGAATTCCTTCTTTTTGGTTAGTTCACCGTCACCGGTGTCGATTTCGCCCTCAAGAGGAATAACCTTAACGTATTTTCCTTGAGTTTTATTCACATAGTCGATATGATGAATGATATATTTTTGCGCAGCATAACCCTCTACACCAACTTTACGAAGTTTCCATTTATCGCAAAGTTCGTAAATTTTAGCATAAAAAGTATCATAACTAGCTGCTTGAGCCCAAGTATCAATAAGGTAAAAATCGCCGTCACTAGATAAACCAACAACATTAATAGCATGACGACAGCGGCCGCTAGAAGCGTTACCACTATGATTCGGGTCCACGACCATGCAAAGGTTAAGATGATTGACGGAGAGATTCTTTTTGACTTGACCATCCATAACTTCGTGATAAATAGTCCATTCTTCAAGACCATTTTTCACTTCCTTCTCTAAACGGAAGTATCGAAGATCGTCGGGATGGAAGTCTGCGTTTTCTGGGGCGGCAGGGTTATTTAGAAACTGACAGCTATAAAGATAGTTACCAAGTCTTCTACGCCACTTCTCAAGTTTCAGCTCGTTGAATTCTTCCGGAAAGATAGGCGTGTCATTAGGATGGAGGTCACAGCATCCGCCCATTGCTGAGTGAGTTGTAATACGAAACTCAGGCTCATGTTCACGAATGTGAGAGTTAAGATCAGTATAACCCCAACGGTTACCAATAACAAGTTCATCGTTCTCTTCAACCGAATCTTCGTTTTCGAAGGCACCGACCATGAGCTTATGATATTCAACGGTCTTGTCCATTATAGAGATTGATTCAATAGCCTTCCGGCCCACGAGGTCGTCTTCGACAATCATTCCGTTATAGTGTCTAGACTGAAGGGCACCCCCGACCCCGAGAAAATCAAAGGTGCCCTCCCCATGTCCCCCAGAGCGTGCGGCGGCTGCCAAGGGAATCCGTTGGTGCAGAGAAAAGTTTGACCAGGTCTCCGATGAAGTTGGGATTATTTCCGGGAAGAGGAAGCGGAAGATGGAATTAGACTCGTAATGGAAAGATATTCTACGACCAAGCTTGGATGCGTTAGTAATATTTTCACTAACGAGGAGATTTCGGGCTTCGGTCCGATGAACGCGAAGTAGCCACTGTAGAAACTCATCTGAGTAACCGAGCCTCTGAAATTCTCTAAGATCGGACTCATTAACGGGTAAGACGCGCCAGATAGGTAAACCTTCAGAGCCAATCGTTGATTTAAAGTGGTCGCGAGGCCATTCGACAACGTCTTTAACTCTGTCCCTTTCGAGGAACGTACATAGCGGCTCATGGAGATGATCTACAAGTCGTCTTCTCTTCAACCCAACCTTAATAAAGTAGAATAGACTACCCAGGCAGTTTATCCTTAGAGCGATCCGAAATTCCTCCCCCTTTTTCCCAGTCAACGATACTGGCTTGAATGTCGCTAAGTAAGAAGTCGGCTGAGTTAGGGTTGTCAAGTGGGTAGATTCTATCTACTTCATCATTCTCTGATTTCTTAATCCAATTACAATTAGCACAAAGTATCTGATACTTTTCACTAGAATTTGGATCGGATAGAATAAACTGAAAAATCTTTATTGCTCCTACCTCTTCCCATTCCATCGTCCCTTTTCCATGAATATGATCGAACTGTAATGCTCTAAAATCTGAAAACCCACATCTAGCACACTTACCTCCAAGCTTCTTAACGGCTAGAATTCTTAGAGCTTTATAATAAATTCTTCTCTTTACAGCCTGACCTCTCCGATACCTAGCCTTTGATAAGTCATTCATCGCCATTTTTGTGCCCTCATCTAAATTCCGCTACTAACGTAGCGGCGCCAATTTTTGCCCTCCTGTCAATATGCAGGAGGTCTTAGCGTGACAGTATGGGCACTGGGCCAGAATTGGCGAAAACTGGCGATCCAGATTTATAACGCAGCACTAAGACCTCCAACTCGTTAAACTGGCGTACTAGCCGTTACTAAAAAACTCGCGACTGGATTAGGTCCGAGCGCCGGAATCGTTAGTGTAATCGTTCCCATAGCCGTTTTGATAATGCCGTCCATAACAGTCGCAACGTAGTTTCCAGGCAAAGCCGTAGTCGCAAAGGCTACTCCAAGGGTTAACCCATCAGTCGAAGGCGTAACGGTTACACCTGCGGTTGGTTCGATTGACCATTGAGGGACGTCTCCGCTTGGAAGAGTTGTGGCAACTCCGTTTGCGTCGAGGGGTGAAGCCGTTAAAGTGGTACTTTGACCAGGATTAATATTCACTTTTGTTTTTTCCTTTGCATATAGCGTTTGAGGTCTCTTTTAAGGTAATCACTAAAAGGCATCTTACAAAGACTACAGGCGATTTCTCCTCTTATCTTGAAATCAGCAGAGAAGTTATGACAACAAGTCTTAACATTCACGACAGGTCCCCATTTTCACATCGAATAGTTTCGTTTACTTCTGGTGCATGACAGTGAGTTTTCCAAGGGCCTTTACCTCTCATGCTGCCGCCCGGACCACGGCTCTGAGCTCCGCTCGTAATTAGTGAACGGTTTTCGGAAGGCTTCGAGGCAAAGTCGATACAGGACGGATAATCCGGATGCTCGAAGGTCTTTCCTGCGTCGATATGATCCCCAGAATCGTGATGTCGGCTCATGTGTTTAGTCTCCGAACACTAACGCCTAGTGTGATGATAAACATGGTGATCTGCGATTCGTTTGGCGAATTCGAATTGATTTTGTCGTGATTGAAAGCCACATTTGCAAAAGACAAAATATTTATAAAATTGCGTAGCATCTCCTGACTGGTCTTTAATCGTAACGACATGTCCTAGAGGACCTTCTACCAAGATGTCCGACGCTGGCGCTTCCCGCGGAACGCTGACTGCGGGGTCTTTACCCGTAGGGAGGGATGAATTGACCGCGGAGGCTTTTTGGGGTTCTTTATTGGTGACGACTCTTTGCGGAACATTTGGCACCTTCGGGAGTGAACTCATTTTATTGAAGCCTCTTCTTAGTAAGTTCGCTTGCGGTTACATCAGCTTGACGGGCGGTTTCATCCATCAAAGATTGTGGGATCGTAAGTAATCGTCCTTCTTCGTCGGTAGGACCGGACTTTCTTTCGAGGTCAGGGGCAACTCTATCCGGGTCTCTTTTAAGGATTTCAACGCTTGCGGCGAGAGCAGTCCGTAGGTCCCGCCGTTGATTGACAGCATCAACAAGGCATCTGAGTGCAGCCGGGACAGCATTGCGGACCTCCTGACGGAGTGGTTCGATCTGCCCAGCCAAGGCTAGATCCATCTCGGTTAGTTGGCCGATAAGAAGAGCTTCTTCAACTTCTTTATATTCCACCTTGTCACAAATAAATTTAAGTGCGGCCGGAGTAATTTTGAGAATCTCTGCGATACGAATATCTCGTAATCCGGCGATCCGATAACGGGCAATTTGTTCGATTCTAATTTTCGTTTGCGCGTGAAGCGTTCCGGGCGTCGGGCCGGGTCCTTGAGTTCCGCTAAACGAAGTTCCGGATGTGTTCGCGGCGGCGCCCGACCCACTCTGTGAATTCAAACCATCTACCCTAATCTTGGTGGTCATCTTGATTTTAAGCGAAGCTACACTACTCGCGTCGTGACGAGTGTCTCATATCTTCGATGTGATGTCAAGTACTTCTATCTTCTTCATAATCTACAACATACAAACGATATTCGACTTTCTTCATAAATATCTCCTTCATATATACTCGACATTAACTCCGCATCCATTTAGGAACTAAACATATACAAATCCACTTTCCCGCTAGGGAAGGAAAAATTTTTCGTGGAAAAAGTGATTTCTAGAAATATGGAAAAATTATTTGTGGATGATGTACACTCATTTCTATTTTCACGTTTTTTGAGCCTTAGGGTCCTCCGACAAGTAATTTCTACGTCTGATAACATCCTCTTCGAGTCCCAACTGCGGACACTATATATGAGAGGTGAGAGACAACACCTCCAATCCATTCGTCAAGCGAGTACCTTCGGTACTTCGTATGAATAGCGAGAGTACTATTACGCTACATACGTTAACGAGGTGAACCGCTATGGCGAACAATGTTGAACTGTTTACGACTCGGTCTGGGAAACAGGTTCCTATTCCGGAGATTAAACTCCCTTCAACCGTTATGACCTCGGTCATGCGGCTGCAAGAGGACTACGCTCTGCGAGGGCAGAAGCTTTCGCTTACGGGAGTAGTCTTGGAGATGCTCGCGGTCGGCAAGGATACCATCGAACGGAGATGGAATCAGGCCGCCAAGAACAAGGAACTAAGGAACTCTGGGAAGGCTGTGCGAGAATATATTCGGACACAGTCGATTCTTGGCAAGCCGCTTGATCCTTCGGAGATAGCGCGTCTTGCTGGGATGCAAGTGCCAGAGCCTTCGGCCGTCGAATCCGAGGAAGAGACCATTCTCGACGGAGACGGACTGACCGATGAACAGCTAGAGGCTGCGACCAACCCTTCTGGCGTCGCATGATCTCTAGGCGAATGTTGAGGCTTAATTGCCGAAGGCATTCGCTGGGCGAATGGATAAAAAGGAGTCATATGGCGATAGCCTGGATGTTTTACACCCTTCATTGGCTATCTTGGCTGCCATATATTGCCGTTATTGAGACCGTTATAATTGAATGGTTTCAATCTCGGAGGGAGGAGAATATATGGCTAAAGATATCCTAAGACAAGTCTATCGGCAGAAGGCCAACAGCGATAGCAAGGCTCTTCCTACACCATCTACGATCCGTGAACCTTCTAACGGCGAAGCCGAACGGCTCTACGTTCCGGTTGGCTACCGAAGGTTGGTTTGCTTTCACGAAAAGTTATATTTCGAATCCTGCAAGGCTTGCCGTCGGACTAAAACGGACGGTCAACGTAATTTCGAAGTCTATCTCTCTCGTGGATAGCACCGCACACGTCGAGTGTTAGCTCACAGTATAGTTATTTTAATATTTGTGAGAGATGTGACTGTGACAAGACTGACGCTAATAGCTATCGCTCGTCTTATCAACAACTTAGCAAGCAGTCACTCTCTATGCGTGCGCAGTCTCAAAACTAGCGCGCAAGCTCTTGAAAACAAACAACATAAAAGCTCTTGACAAACTCCTAGAGATGCTGTAATCTCGTTAAATGTTGTTGGGAGCTAAACGGAATGATAAATAAGAGATGTCCGCGGGCGGAATGCGGATCGACACATACCTACGCGGTACCGTCAAGAGCAAAGACGAAGGTTGGGGAGGATGGGAAGGTTGTTTTGGATGAAGAGACGGGCGAGCCGATGAAAATTATGTGTCGGCGTTGCCGTAATTGTGGTAAGGACTATTATGACGACGGCAATGATAGACGCGTAGCCAACCTGCCGAGAGACCCAGCGATGCGTAAGAATATAGAAGATATTCAAAAGCGGTATGGCATTGAGGCGAAATGATTTGCTCCTCATGTAATAGAGAGGGTGAGCATTGCCCTGGATGTGGGTCTGTTAGCAAACACCCATTAATTCAGAAGACCACCTCCGCGGCTGGTATTCTAAAGATTGATGTTCGGTATTATCGTTGTCGCAAGTGCGGCGTTGAGTATGGCTGGCTAAAAGCCAAATTCTACGAAGTAGAATGCTGCGCTCCGCCAATCGCCAAGATCATACCGGTAAAGGATGATCTACAAAAGTTTGTTGAAAGAATAAATGAGGCCATTTGCTTTATCCGTTCCTACGGAGGTACAATTGAATTCAAAAAAGGAATCCTCGAAGAACCAATCGACCCAGATGCGCAGGAGAATAGCGAAAAACTTGGGAATAACGGTAAGGACGTTAAACAAACGTCTGAACAATCTACTCAATCAGATTCCACTGGAACTGAAAGAGATATCAGAGATATACCGGAAGGCTTCACTCTCAACGAAGAAGGCCAACTAGTTCCTCCCATATCTTCCGACGACCTCTTCGAGGGGATGAAAAAGCGCTCCGAACAAAGAGATAACGATGATCCGAATAAGAATTAAGCTCCGCTTAAAAGAATGGATCATAAATCATTTCTTTCCACGATGGATGCCAAGGCATGAGGAAATAACCTTAAGGTTAAAACGGCTACGCGAAGCGAGGTAAACTTATGAAAGTTCGTATTATCTTAGAAGTCGAAGACAGTGATTTGAATCAACAGGAATATGGATTTAAGGAATTCCTCGACGCCGAAGTTATTCCTCAGGCGGAAGATTTGGGCTTCTCTATAGAAGTTAAATCAATCGAGGAAATTAAGTGATTAAAACCTGCAAATACTGCGCTCGCCAAGAGCGTAGCTGCGATGAATGCAAGCAACCGGTCATTTGTCGCACCGTTTCGGAGGTCCTTCCGGATAAGCCATATAGGGTTATGGCAACATTCCTCCTATGCACTAATATAGAATGTAAGGAATACGCTCATTTCAACCGTGAAGACGGCCGTTTTATCGAAACTTTCACTTGCGATTCCGTAGCCTGTAAGGAACGGGCAAAGTATTATAATCCGGAAGTGTTAACTTCATAAACATAAATGGCATTATTCGTTTCAAGGGTTCCAACTGTAGTTAAATTCAAAAAGGAAGGTAACAAAAAGATGTCAAAGCTAGCTAATGAAACATACGTCCGAATCGACTACGTGACGAAGGAGAACGTTCATGATTTCGTCATAGTAGATGAATCGAACGTCGAAGACAAGCTTGCGGAACTGACTGAGAAGGGCGCTGTAGGAGAGGTGAAGTTTACTCAAACCTTCGGTGTTCACGAAGTATCCGATGAGAGTCCATTGGATGATTTGGCTTCACTCGTCGGGAATCAAACCGAGCAAGCAAATATCATTAATCGGTCTCTTCGAATCAAGCAAATGAAACACAAGACCGATTTGATGTCAAACGACAATTTCACACCAGTTGAAGGCATCTACGACCTCGCAGACGTTGCGGCCGCAGTATCCGAGCGTAAAACGGCTTCGCCCGAAGCCAAGGCCGCTCGTGCGTTGTCGAAGTTGGCTGGTTTTGAAGTTACTCCAGAAGCGCTTGCCGAGATTCTGCGTGCAATGAATCCCGCCGCGGGCGCTACTGCGTAAACGAGTTCACTTCGTGTTAAAAGTATGACGACTAAGGAGACAGGCCATGCCTCATAACGTCGAATCATACTCTTATACACGAAGTGCCGCACGCCATAGCGGGCTATTAGGAGGGAGGCACAGCCTTCCCCGGTTGCTCCCTCCTTTTAGTTTTTCGAGATAGAAGTCTTGACTAGCCTAGCTTCGCTAAAATGCGTCCAGTCAGAACGCACAGACTGGCCATTGGTAGCCTCCGATGCAACAGGCTAACCCAATCCGAAAGAAACTAGGCTAGTCGAGAGTTTTATTTCACTACGTGAGGTTTAAAATGTCAATATACCCGAGAAAGGTAAGAGTACCGGATATAGATTTCCCTCATAAGTTTAAAATAAATCCAACCGCAGGCACAGCCTATTGGAATAATGAGCGCGGAAAGGAAATAACTGTCGGAGAGCCGATAAAAGTTAAAGATGCTCCTTACGGCTACGAAGTACATGAGGGATGTGATACAGAGTATTTATGGCCAGTCCTTGAGGATAACGGAGTAGTACGGCACTCATCAATATTATACTTAGCTTGCTGTCATGTAATAGATATAGGAGACTAGCTATGGCCAAAGTAATGATCTACTGGGATGTCAAAATCCAAGCCTACCAGCTTAAAATGAAAACGGATTTTGACCGAATTGAAAAGGTCGTAACCTTTCTCAAACAGGCCATCCCACATTCCGACAGAAGTTGGGACCAGAATACCAAAACGTGGACCTTTATCGAGAAGTACCTTGACGGCGTGGACAAGTTTTGTAAACTCGTTTATGGTGCTCAAGAGGTAGCAGTCCTAAACCGTCAAGCCGTCGAGGGTCAGTCGAAACAGTCCGTAAATCCGCAGGTAATGATAACCGGAATCGACACAACTTTGTTGGAGTTTATGAAACTCCTCCCATACGAAGCGGCTCAAAAGGCCTATAAGGCAGCCTGTTTCGTTCTTCACCCCGATAGAGGAGGAAACATGGAATTAATGAGTAAACTAAACGTCAGTTGGCAGAGGATTGAAAAGGAGGTTTATCATCAATGATAGATTTTACGGACGAAAAGTTTGCTCGAATTGAGGATGAAGTGAGAATTTACAACGAAGGGAAACTAAAAGAGTTCATGCTCTTAGTGAGAGAGGCGGCAAGCGAGAATAAGTACGAAGGATGTGACGAAAGCTGGGATTTTGTCGAGGAATATGTAGAATGGCTTCAATTTGCGTAGAAAGGAAAAAATCGCTATGGCAGATATAGTAACCAAGAATAAAATCTCTGTAACAAAGGGCGGTAGCCTTCACGCCCGTATTGCGGAAGCGGAGCTTCGTTCCGAAGTAGCACCTTCGATAGTCGAGGGCTTCGTAAACATAAACACTCTGCCTAACCGCCTCGTTATAATGATCGACCAAAGCGGTTCAATGAATGGTGAACCAATCAAGCTTCTTGAAAACGCAGTTCAAGATTTCATTCAAAAGTCCAATCAGCAGGACACGGCGATAGCTATTGAAAGTTTTCCAGAATCAACCTCAATCGAAATGACAAACGACAAGATGAAACTTTGGATGCTCTGCATGGGATTAAGAGCGTCCGGAGGAACACCGATGACTGATTGTATGAATCGCTGTATTAAAATGAAAATGACGCGAGCTATTCTAATCTCCGATGGTCAACCAGATTACTCACCAATACAGACGGCGAGAGATTATGCCTCAAGAGAAATTCCCATCGACACAGTCCATATCGGAGATTCAGAAATGGGAGTAGATGTCCTTAAGGAGATTTCCGAAATAACCGGAGGTCTCTTCGTAAAATTCAAAGATATTCGAAGTTTTTCAACTGCTTTCGCATTTCTCCTCCCAGAAACACGGGCGCAAGCGGCCCAGTTGTTCCTAACCGCTGGAGCTAATGAGGTAAAATGACCTTACCTCCTGACCAACTCGGAACTTTAGCGAAGCTCCAGCTAAAGCTAAGCTCGCTTGGAGTTGATGGCCACTTCCTTCCGGAAGTAAAGGTAGGACCAATTGTCACCCTTTACAAGTATATTCCTACTAATGCAACTAAAGTTTCACAAGTCGAAAATCGCGCAGCAGATTTAGCGCTTGCACTCGGTGTGGATTGTGTTCAGATATCAAGATTGGCGGATAGCGTTGGAATATTTGTCCCGAACAAAGAGCGTAAGCTCTTGGAATTCAAAAACGCCGTAGGAGCTGTATGGAACTCCAAAGCCAAAATCCCAATCCTTTTAGGAATGGATCACAACGGAGAGACGATAGTCGAAGACTTAACCCTGCTACCGCACCTTCTAATAGCCGGATCGACGGGTGGCGGGAAGAGTACGCTTTTGAACTCCGTAATATCCTCCTTAATGTATTGTCGGTCTTCAGACGATATAAAATTGGTCCTCGTTGATACGAAACAGGTTGAATTTACGCAGTTTCAAAATGCTCCTCATCTTCTCTATCCCGTCGTAACATCAGTTAGATGGGTAATTGATGCCTTAGATGATTTGGTATCTGACGTTGAAACCAGACTTCAATTCATGGCACGGACCGGATGTCAAAACATCGCTCAGATGCACGAACGTGGAAAGAAGCTTTCCTACGTCGTTCTTATCATTGACGAACTCGCAGATATTCTTCAAGACGAAACGAGGGATGAAAATGAAGAAGGAAAGCCGATCGGAAAGAAATACGGTAAACAAGCGGAATATCTCCTTGGAAAGATAGTCCAAAAGGCTCGTGCAACGGGTATCCACGTTATCTCTGCGACTCAGCGAACAAGTGTTAGAGTTGTCGAGGGAAATATCAAGTCTAACTTCCCTGCTAGAATCACCTTTAGGCTCCCATCGGAAGTGGATTCAAGAACCATCTTGGGAACTTCTGGCGCAGAGCAACTACTCAGTCAAGGCGACATGCTTTTCGTTAGTCCGAATAACCCAACGATTAGACGTATTCACGCTCCATACGCCAGTATCGAAGACATAAAAGCCGCAGTCGAAATGGCTAAAGTTAATGAATCTCGAAGGGAGGTTAGTCGATGAAACCGACGAAGGGTATTCCAAATCCATCAGTCACATTCGATATTCCGTCAAAGCCGGTAACGGGGCAGACGTTTGAGGAGTGGGAGAAGTCAGGACTGCACACCTTAGCAGACGCTTGGAATGCCGGATTACACGCCGCCCTTGCGAGCAAGGAAGCTGAGATTGCCAATTGGAAGGACATCTCAGGGCAAGCACATGATGTCGCTGAGGAATTACAAAAGGAACTCGCCGAGCTGCGCTCACCGGGACCATGCGGGAAGCATCCGAAGATGTTCTACCACACGCATACAGATTCATGTTATGGGAAAATCCCCGAGACGGAAGGCACCGAAGAGTACCTACGTTGTAGGTTAGTCGCCGGTTGCACCCTCTGCGCCGAACTCGCCTCAGTCGAAGCTCGTATCGAGGCTGCAAAGAAGCTGGCGGATGCCGCAGACACACTAGCGTGGGCCGCAGAAGTTGAGCTGGATCGTAGCAATCGGACACGCGAATTCGTTTATCAGCACCGAGAGAAAGTACGGCACTGGATTAAAACGATGCGCGAACTTCTACGCGCTCTCGGAAGGAAGGTCGAGCCATGAGATTGACACTGGAACAATGTAAGCAGCGCCGCCAAATCGTCGAAGAGATGGTCCGCACAGGAGCATCGGATTCTCAATTCTCGGTGCTCTATAGGAGGG